GTTTGCTTCGTGCGTCCTTGTTGATAGCGATGACACCCTTGATAGTATCTTCGCAAGTGATATGTCGATTGGTAGATACACTGCACAGCGAGCAGGTATCGGCATCAATGCAGGACGCATCAGAGGCGTCAACGCAAAAATCAGAGGCGGAGAAGTAGCACACACAGGCATCATTCCATTCCTTAAAAAGTTTGAAAGCACAGTGCGTTGCTGTACACAAAATGGTGTACGTGGCGGTAGTGCTACTGTACACTTCCCGTTGTGGCATCAAGAGATTGAAGACATCCTTGTGCTAAAGAACAACAAAGGCACTGAAGACAACCGTGTGCGTAAGCTAGACTATTCAATTCAGCTTAACAAAACTATGTATGAAAGGTTGCTTACTAACGGAGATATTACTCTATTCTCGCCGCATGATGTTCCCGGCTTATACGAAGCGTTCTACGGCGACCAAGACAAGTTTAAAGAACTATACGAAAAATACGAACGTGCTACAAGCATCAAGAAGAAAACTATTCCTGCAATGGAACTGTTCTCTGCAATGATTAAAGAACGTGCAGAAACAGGACGTATCTATATTATGAATGTGGATCACGCAAACACGCACAGTTCGTTTAAAGATACTGTTTACATGAGTAACTTGTGTCAAGAGATTACACTGCCAACTAAGCCACTTAATCACATCGACGACCCAGATGGCGAAATTGCTTTGTGTATCCTAAGTGCTATTAACGTAGGTGTAATCAAAGAACTAGACGACTTAGAAGAGCTATGTGACCTAGCAGTAAGAGCATTAGAGGAAATTATTGATTACCAAAACTATCCTATTCTAGCCGCTGAAAAGTCAACTAAAGCCCGTCGTTCGTTAGGTGTTGGCTACATTGGACTAGCACATTACCTAGCAAAGAATAAAGTAAATTATGCAGATGAAAGTGCATGGAAGTTAGTACACGATCTAACTGAAGCGTTCCAATACTACTTGTTGAAAGCAAGTAATGGTCTTGCTAAAGAGCGTGGTGCGTGTGAGTACTTTGATCGTACTAAATACGCAGACGGCATTCTTCCTATTGACACATATAAGAAGGATGTTGATACTATTGTAGCAAATGAGTTAAAGTATGATTGGGATAGTTTACGATCTGACATCAAGGAACACGGGCTCAGGCACTCAACTCTGTCCGCACAGATGCCATCGGAGAGCAGTTCCGTTGTGTCGAACGCAACCAATGGCATTGAGCCACCTAGAGGGTTCTTGTCCGTTAAGAAGTCAAAGAAAGGGCCTCTTAAGCAGATTGTTCCACAATATCAGAGCCTTAAGGCGCACTACACCTTGTTGTGGGACATGCCTAGCAACGAAGGTTATATTAAGATCGTAGCTGTGATGCAAAAGTTCTTTGATCAGGCTATTAGTGGTAACTGGAGTTACAACCCAACGCACTTCCCGGACAATGAAGTGCCAATGAGTGTTATGATGCAAGACTTGTTAAACACTTACAAGTTTGGATGGAAGACATCTTACTATCAAAACACATATGATTATAAGACAGATCCAAGCGAACTTGAGGACGAGGATCAAAAGACAATACAACCATTAGAAGCAGGTGTTCCAACAAATGGCACAACTGAAGATGATGAAATGTGCGATGCTTGCGCGATTTAGGTTGACACGCATCTAAATTTAGTATATTATAGCGTGAGATAAGGAAAGTAAGAGAATGTCAAAGACAGTATTTAACAAAGAAAAAGTAGACTTCACAAAACAGCCAATGTTTTTTGGAGCAGATCAGAACACACAGCGTTACGACACGTTTAAGTTTCCTGTGTTCGATAAATTAAATCAAACTATGTTAGGATACTTTTGGCGTCCTGAAGAAGTTTCACTACAGAAAGATAGAGCAGACTTTGCTAACTTTCGTCCTGAGCAGAAGCACATCTTTACTGCTAACTTAAAGTACCAAACACTGCTTGATAGTGTACAAGGACGTGGTCCATGCCTAGCATTTTTGCCGCATGTTTCACTTCCTGAACTAGAAGGTTGTGTTGTTACATGGGACTTCTTTGAAACTATTCACTCACGTTCGTATACACACATTATGAAAAATGTGTATCCAGATCCAAGCGAAGTGTTTGATACAATTCTAGATGATCAAAAGATTCTTGACCGTGCAGTAAGTGTTACCAAGCACTATGATGCATTTAATAATGCAGCTGATGCATACTTCCATAGAGGCGAAGGCTCACTTAAAGAAGTCAAAAAGAAACTATACCTAGCTATGCATACGGTAAATATTTTAGAAGGACTACGCTTCTACGTAAGTTTTGCTTGTACGTTTGGCTTTGGCGAGTTGAAACTAATGGAAGGATCTGCAAAGATTATTTCACTAATTGCTCGTGATGAAGCACAGCACTTAGCACTTAGCACACATATTTTAAAGTTGTGGTCACAAGGAAAAGACGATCCAGAGATGGTTAAGATTGCCAAAGAGTGCCAAGAAGAAGTATATGACTTGTGGCGTAATTGCGTAGCAGAAGAAAAGGACTGGGCAGATTATTTGTTCAAAGACGGCAGCATGATTGGTCTGAACGCAACTCTACTACATCAATACGTAGAGTATATTGCCAACAGACGTTTGAAGGCACTGGGCATGAACGCTATTTTTAATCAGCCGGTGAACACTAACCCGCTACCGTGGACACAGCATTGGCTATCTAGCTCAGGCTTGCAAGTTGCACCGCAGGAGACAGAAGTTGAAAGCTATGTAATCGGTGGCATCAAACAAGATGTCGATAAAGATAAATTTAAAGGCTTTGAACTATGATTGAAATTTATGGTAAACCAGCATGTCCGCATTGTGATCAAGCAAAGCGGATTTGCGAACAGCGTCAATTAGAATACAAATATTACCAATTAGACACAGACTTTACTCGTGAGGAAGTACTAGAAATGTTCCCCGGAGCACGTACTTTCCCGCAGATTAAAGTTAACGGAACGTCAATTGGCGGCAAGGATCAGTTGGGTACTTACTTGGAAGAAACAGGCTATAACGGAACAGGACACACTCTATAATGTTAATTGAAGCACCATATAAAAACGGCGATACTATCTCACTTAAAACAACATCTGGTGAAGAAATTGTTGCTCGTTTAGAAAAAGAAGAAAGTGGATTTTATCACTTACACAAGCCTATGGCATTGGTTGCCGGGCAACAAGGGTTAGGACTTGCTCCTTATATGTTTAGTGTATCGCAAGACTCTACCTTTAAAATTAAAGATAGTGTTATTGCTTGTGTTCTTAAAACAGAAAAAGAACTAGCAAGCCAATACATGCAACAGACGACAGGAATAGCAATATAAATGGTATTAAATGTTTTACAAACACAAATTGAAGCTCTAGGAGCAGACCTACAAACAGCAGCAGGACCTCTACAGGCAGCAGTTGAATCGGGTGCTCAGGCAATGACAGCTGCCAGTGGTGATGCATGTGATTTGATGGGAACATTGGCTGGTGTTGCTGGAGATATTGCAGCAGAAGCGGCTAGAGCAGCAGAAGCAGCTATTGCAGCTACAATAGGAGCAGTAGCAGCCGTAGGTGCGGGCATTGCCGCTGTCATTGCAAAAGTAACAGACTTACTTGCCACAGCAATTGATAAAGTTCTTAATCTAGCTGTAGATGCAGTCGTAGGATTAATCAGCGGAATTGAAAGTGCAATTGGCGGAATTACAGATGCTATTGGAGAAGCAACAGCAGGACTGACAGCAGCCATCGACGAAGCAACAAGTGCTATTGCAGAAGGCTTAGATAAAGTTGCTGAAGTTGTTGGCCAAGCAGTAAGCGCAATCGGCGCTGCAAGTTGTGACGCAGTAACAGCAGTATTAGAAGGCATAGGTAGCGGAGTTGTTGGCGCACTAGATGCAGTTGCAGATGTTGCAGAAGCTGGCGCAGGTGCTATTGCCGCAGTATTACCAAGCGAAGGCGGCCTAGCAGATTTAGCCGCAGGACTTGAGGGTGCAGTAGAAGGCGTTGCACCTAGTTTAGAGCAATTAGGAGCCGCTGCCGCTGGTGCCGCTGGTGCCGCTGCTGAAGCAGCCGCTGGAGCAATGGGTGCAGTAGCAGGCGGACTAGAAACAGCAGC